AATATAATGTTCTTTCATTCTGGCCGATGCAGAGCAATTATGTAGACGTTTTGATGGATGATGTGGGTGTATTTGGAGAAGCAGGAAATTTATACTATCGTTATAGCGATCCAAAAACCGGAAAAACATATACATTTTCACAGAATAATGTGCTGCACTTTAAAACATGGAGTACATTTGACGGAATCATGGGGAAACCTGTACGCCAGATACTGAAAGATTCCATAGCTGGTGCGATTGAGTCACAGAAATATCTTAATAAGTTGTATGCGAGTGGGTTGACTGCAAAGGCGGCACTACAATATACAGGCGATCTGGACAAGCCTAAACGCCTGGCACTGCAAAAGGAATACAACAGCCTGCTTTCAGGAGCAAAGAATGCTGGAAAAGTAGTTGCAGTACCAGTTGGAATGACATTACAGCCACTGAATGTAACACTTGCGGATGCGCAGTATTCGGAATTGAAAAAGTATACTGCTTTGCAGATTGCAGCAGCGTTCGGAATTAAACCGAATCAATTGAACAATTATGACAAGTCCAGCTATTCAAATTCTGAAAGCCAGCAGTTGGCATTCCTGGTGGACACGATGAGCTATAGATTGTCACAGTACGAGCAGGAGATAAACTATAAATGTCTTTCTGATACTGAGAAAAAAGAAGGATATTATTTTAAATTCAACGAAAAAGCAATATTGAGAACGGATTCAAAGACACAGAAGGAAGTAATAACTGGATACGTGAAGAACGGAATCTATACGATCAATGAGGGGAGAGATCTCCTTGATCTTCCATTCGTGGACGGAGGAGATGTCAACATGGTAAATGGAACGTATCAGCCGATAACACATATAGGCGCGGCTTACGGAATTAACACACAGGGAGGTGAAGGAGATGGAGATTGATGTAAGAGGGGATATCATCAGCAATGATGATAAATGGATTTACGACTGGCTGGACTGGGATTCCACATGTCCGAATGATATCAGGAATGCAATTGCATCTCTTCAACCAGGAGAAGTACTCACGGTAAACATAAACTCAGGCGGCGGCTCTGTGATGGCAGGACAGGAAATCTATTCTATTCTTGCCGGAAGAAGTGACGTGGAAATTAACATTCAATCGCTTGCTGGCAGTGCGGCCAGTGTAATCGCAATGGCAAACACATGTAAAATGAGCCCTGTTGCGACTATAATGATTCACAACGTTTCAATGTCAGGAGCTTCCGGAGATTATCATGATATGCAGAAGAACGCAGAAATCCTGAAAACAATGAACAGTGCGCTTTCGGAAGCGTATGCAAGAAAAACAGGAAGATCAAAAGATGAAATTCTGAAAATGATGGATAAGGAAACATGGATCACAGCAGAGAAAGCTCTTGAACTTGGATTTATTGATAAGATCGAGAATTCAGGGCAGCAGTTCTTTAATTGCGTGTGCGGAGTCAGACTGACGGATGAAATACGCAATAAAGTAAAACAGGAAAAAGAAGCCCAGGAAGCAAAAGAACAACAGAAAAAAGAAATATTAGGAGACTTAGATCGGTATGGTATCTGAGCGGAACGGAGGATATAAGGAATAAAAAATTATTAGAACTTTTAAACTCTATTAATGAGAAAAAAACAATGGTACAGTCCCTGGTAGAGCAGGGAAAGCTGGAAGAAGCAAGAACAGCCAAGGAAGAACTTAAAGATATGCAGGAACAGTTTGACCTTTTAAAAGATATCATGGATCCGGACGGAGATGGAACAATTAAACCACCACAGGATCCAAAACCGATAGAAAATAACTCTATCAAAGAATTTGCTAATGCTGCAAGAAGAGGATTCCGAAATGCAACCATGGTAGAAGGCACACCTGCAGATGGAGGATATACAGTCCCGGAAGACATCCAGACACAGATCAATACCTACAGAGATGCAAAATTCTCTCTGATCAGCCTGGCTGATGTAGAAAATGTAACAACAAGCAAAGGCCAGAGAACATATAAGAAACGTGCGCAGCAGACTGGATTTGCGAAAGTGGGAGAAGGTGGAAAGATAACAGCTGGAACAACCCCACAGTTCGAAAGAATCTCATACGAGATTAAGAAATATGCAGGATACTTCCCTTGCACAAATGAACTCCTTGCGGATACAGATGCAAATATCACAGGCACTTTGATAACATGGATTGCGGATGAGTCAAGAGTCACAAGAAATAAAATGATTCTTGAGCAGATTGCGACAAAGGATGTAACAGCAATGAAAGATCTTGATGATATCAAGAGAGCATTGAATATCACGCTTGGACAGGCATTTAAACCTACTTCTGCAATTGTGACAAACGACGATGGGTTACAGTGGCTTGATACATTAAAGGATAACGAAGGAAGATATCTTCTCCAGCCGGATCCTGCAAATCCAATGCAGCTTAGACTTTGCGCTGGATCAACAATTGTTCCTGTCAAAGTTATTCCAAACTCCGATATGCCATCCGATACAAAGACAGCGGGGAGCAGAAAAATACCAGTTATTATCGGAGATCTGAAAGAGGGTATCAAATTCTGGGATAGAAACCAGACGACTCTTATGACATCTAACATTGCCCAGATCGGAGAACTGAATGCATTTGAAGAAGATCTTACAATCTTCAGGGCAATTGAAAGGGAAGACTGCACAGTAAAAGACAAAGAAGCGTTCGTGAACGGGCAGCTGACAATTAAAGATGCAACTGTTACAGGAGTATGAGATAAGGCGGTGAACTGTGGATATTGATGCAGTAAAAGAGTATCTACGAATCGACGATGATGCAGACGACATGACCATAGAACTGATGATGAACGCTGCAAGAGAATACATAAAAGATGCTGTCGGGAAATGTGATGAGAAGAATCCAAAAACGCAGATGTTATTCATGCTTATCATACAGGATCTCTACGAAAATCGTGTTCTGACAGTAAAGGAAGCAGACAAACAGCGACTGACGCATGTGGTCGGATCAATGGTTCTTCAGCTGCAGGTGTCACAACTGGAGGAAGAAAATGATTGATATTGGAAAACTAAACAGGCGGATCACATTTCTCCGCCTGAAGACTTCAGAAGATGAAATGAGTCAGGACAAATCCGAGTGGAAAAAATATCGGACAGTATGGGCAACTGTAAAACCATACAAAACATCAGAATACAATTTCATGAGCAAATTAAAGCCGGAGGTTACACACAGAATGTACATCCGCTTCCGAAAAGATATTACTGCAGATATGAGGATTTTGTATCAGGGACACATGTTTTCCATTGCAGGCCCGCCGCTTGATATGGACAATACGCACAGAATGTTGGAAATCCAATGTGAGGAGGTGTTCGAAAGTGTCAAGTATCAACTTTGATTTTGACGCTTCGGAACTGATCCAGGCAATGGATAAGGCGACAAAACAATATCCTGCATCTGCAGAAAAAGTTTTAAAGAAAGAAGCGAAAAATATTGCTAAGGATTTACAAGGACGAGTAAATTCCGAAGCAAAAGGGCACCATTACCGGCAGGGGAAGAACAGCAGTGACGAAGAAACACAGAAGCCATTAAGCAAGAGCTTCCGGCAGGGAAGAGTAATCCGTTCTGGAAGTAAAATGACAATCGCCGTAACGTCATCAGCTCCTCATTATCATTTGTACGAACTTGGCCATGATATGGTCACTCATAATCGGAAGGACAAGAAAGGAAGAGGGAGAGCAGGAACTGGAAAGAAAGTCGGAGAAGTAAAAGGAAGAAAGACAGTTGCAAGATATATGGCGCAGCGTGCGGATCACGCAGAGCTGATCGGACAGGAACTACTTGACGAAATATTAAAGGAGGCTGGAATTGACTCTTAAAGAAATAAAGAAAGCGGTCAATTCCGCTTTGAAAGAAAGATATCCGGAATACAAAATCTATGGCGCCGATACAATAGAAGGCTATACCAGACCTTCTTTTTTTGTATATATAACACAGACCTTTTTAGAATCAACAAAAAATGCCAGACATAAGAATGTAGAGGTTGAAATCTACTACATACAAAAAGCGGCAAACGAGGCAGATGGAACAGATTTTTTCACCATAATGGAAGAAATGTTCGGGCAGAAACTGACAGTAGGCAGCAGAAGCTTGAACACAAGCGACATGGAATTAACCTTCCAGGGAGAAAATGCAAATGTACCAATGTGTAGATTCGACATAGAGTTCTGGGACCGGATTGAAAGACAGGAAAATGTTGAAACAATGAAAATACTTATGCTTGGACAGGAGGTAAAAGACTAGGGGCTTACCAACAATGAACGTTGTCTTTGTGGCAGCGGCGAGAAAAACAATAAGACGAGCTGAACGTGGAACGGTTGGAATGATCATAAAAGAAACAACGGTACCAACCGCAAACCCGACTGTTATTTACAGCGAAAAAGATATTCCGGAAGCATTTAGTGAAGAAAACAAAGAACAGATCAAATTTGCGCTGAAAGGAAATGACACAACTCCAAGAAAGGTAGTTGTATATGTCCTTGAAAAAACAGAAGAAAATTACAGCAAGGCTTTAGAATACTTTGAAATCAAAAAAGTAACATGGCTGTGCTGCCCGACTGTAAAGACTGATGGACAGGAAGAAAGCGTCCTGACATGGGTAAAAGAGCAGAGAGATGGCAATAGGAACAGGGTAAAGGCAATTCTGCCTGATAATACGGCGGACAATGAAGGCATTATAAATTATGCAACGAGCGAAGTAATTGTAAACAATAAGAAATATACACCAGAGGCGTTCTGTTCCAGGATCGCCGGACTTCTTGCGGGAACATCGTATAAAATATCATCTACATTTGCCGTGTTGGAAGAAGTAAGCGCATGTGAAAAACTGGATAAAGATGCACTGGATACTGCTGTGGATTCAGGAAAATTTGTTGTGTTCTACGATGGAGAAAAAGTAAAAGTAGCAAAAGGTGTCAACTCTCTGACGACAGTTCAGAAAGGAAAAGCTGATTCATGGAAAAAAATCCGTGTTGTAGAGACGATGGATATGATCAACGACGATTTGGTGCTGCTGGTCGAGGACAACTATATCGGAAAGTATCCAAACACATACAGTAACAAATGCCTCCTGATATCAGCAATCAATTCTTACTTGAAAGAGTTGGAAAGAAACGGGCTGATACAGGACTATGAAATTGGACTGGATACAGAAGCGATAAAAGAATATATCATCGAAAACAAGGAGGTCTCCAGAGACGAAGCAGAAGCAATGTCAGAGGAGGAAATCAAAAAGCAGTATACCGATAATAAAGTTTTTCTGAAGGCATACGTGACGATCGTGGACGTAATGGAAGACATTAATCTGGAGATTGCTGTGTAAGGAGGAAACAAAAGGAATAATTATACAGATGACAGAGTTGTCAACGGCACTTTTGGAGAGTGCTGGATAGACAATGACTACATGGCAGAAACGACAGCTTTGCAGGCAAAGATGAAGCTTGACACGACCGAAGTTAAGAGAACCGGAACGCTGGAAAAAGGGTATAAGGTAACCGGGATTAGCGGAACTGGGACCTTGAAGCTGAATAAAGTGACATCTTATTTCATAAAGAAGATTTCAGAGAATTTAAAAAAGGGAAAAGCAACAAGAGCGACAATCATTACAAACTTAGAAGATCCAGAGGCATTTGGAGCAGAAAGAATTCGCTTAGATAACTGCGTGTTCACAGAACTGACACTTGCGGACTGGGAAGCAGGTAAGCTGCTTGAGGAATCTATACCGTTTAACTTCAGCAGCTTCGAAGTACTTAACACAATAGATGCATAGGGGGAAAGAATATGAATTTAATTGAAAAGTTACTCAGCGTAGATAAAGCAAAAGTCACAGAGAAAGAGACAAAAAAAATTAAATCAAAGAAGCTGGCCAAACTGGTAGGCGAAGATGCAGAGATTACGATCAGAGAATTATCAGGGAAAAGATACAATGCCCTTCAGGCCATGTTATATGACAAAAAGGGAAACCGCGACATGAACGCCATATATGATTTTAATTTAATGTGCTGCGTATACGGCGTCGTGGATCCATGTCTGACTGATCAGAAATTGATGGAACATTTTGGGGCTTCTACGCCAAAGGACCTTGCGGCGATTCTGTTCGGAATGGAAACTGGAAGCATTGCATCAGAAATCGTAAAACTCTCAGGACTTGGAGATGACGCTGAAGAAGAAGTAAAAAACTTATAAAGGTGGACAGCGAAGCAAGCGTTGCTTACGCATTGTTCCGCCTAAAAAAATGGAAGCCATCGAAATATTACAACATGGGCGCGGGTGAACGATTAATCACCCGCGCTTTTTTGAAACAGGAAATACAAGACTTAAAAGAGGAAATGAAAAACAAGGGCAGGTAAGACAGTTGCAGCAGTTGTTAAGTTAATAGATGATTTCAGCAATCCGTCAAAACAGGTGGCGGCCCAGGCTCGTGACCTGGAAAAACGTTTTAACAATGTTGCTGATGTGTTCTCGCATGCCGGAGATGCATTCACATCTGCCGGAGAAACATTGACCAAGTCGGTCACTGCACCACTGGCAGCAGTCGGAACTGCGGCAATTAAGTTCTCCTCTGATTCACAGAACGCATTTCAGCAGTTTGCGGCGGCAACAGGTACCGCAACAGATGAGATGGGCAAGTATAAAGACATGATCAACAATGTCTATAAAGATAATTTCGGTGAATCAATAAATGATGTCGCAGAAGCCATGGCAACTGTTAATCAGAACATGTCTTACCTGGATGATTCGGCTCTGCAGAGATGCACGGAATACGCCTATACTCTTTCAGACACATTCGGATATGACGTTGCGGAAAGCACCAGAGCTGCAGATACCCTGATAAAAAATTACGGTGTATCTGCAAGAGAAGCTTTTAACCTGATCACCCAGGGAGCACAGTCAGGAATGGACTATTCCGGGGAAATGATAGACAGCATTAATGAATATTCAGTGCAGTTTAAGAAACTTGGACTGGATGCAGAAGATATGTTTTCCATATTTGCCAATGGCGCTCAGAATGGCGCTTTTAATCTGGATAAAGTCGGAGATGCTGTAAAAGAATTCTCTATAAGAGCAATAGATGGTTCAGATACGACAAAGCAGGGATTTGAAGCTCTTGGAATGGATGCAGCGAAAATGGCAGAGAAATTTGGAGCCGGAGGAGATACCGCAAAGGAAGCATTCAATGAAGTGATAAAAGGACTTGCTTCCATGGATGATCCTGTAGCGCAAAGCACAGCCGGTGTTAACTTATTCGGAACTATGTGGGAAGATCTGGGACCACAGGTCATAACCTCAATGTCAACTGCCAGCGACGCAATAGATAAAAGTAGAGAATCTGTCGAAGAACTGGCAAATGTAAAATACGATACATTATCAGGCGCTCTGGGAGGACTTTGGAGAACGATACAGGTAGATGTGCTGCAACCAATTGGAAACCAGTTGATTCCGTATGTCACAAAAGGGATTAATGCCATACAGAAATTTACGGACAAATGGAATAAATTAGGGCTGGCAACCCAGAAGACGATAGTCAAATTTGCAGCAGTAGCGGCAGCAGCAGGACCAGTTTTACTGGGATTTGGAAAAGTATCTACCGGAATTGGAACATTAGTTTCTGATACGGGCAAAATCGGTAGTGTGTTAAAAAAATTGACCGGAGCATCCGGGTTTTCCGGGCTTGCAAAAGTTATGACCGGCCCGTTTGGGATTGCGGCAGCGGCAGTGGCAGCAACGGCTCTGCTGATCTATAAAAACTGGGACAGAATCGCACCTATTTTGCAGAAGATAGGGGATAGATTTGTGGAATTCTGGCAGACAGTAAAACCGCAATTAGAACCGTTCATAGAATTTGTGGAAAAAATAGCATCATACCTGAAAGAGACATTCGGACCGGTAGTCGAAGAAATCTTTAATTTCGCCGGAGAATTTATCGTCGGAACATTTGATACGATTGGAGTTGCCATTGATGCGTTACTCACTATGTTCGAAGGAATTATCTCCTTTTTGAGCGGTGTGTTTAAAACAGACTGGGAATCTGTATGGAATGGATGCAAGGAGTTTGTAGGAACTGCATTCTCAGGACTGGCTGATATGGTAAAAGTTCCAATTAATGCTGTGATATCAATCGTCAATGGAGCGATCAGCAAGATTAATTCAATTCATTTTACAGTTCCTGAGTGGGTACCCGGAATAGGAGGAAAAGGCTGGGAGGGCCTTAACATACCACAAATTCCAACTCTTGCGAAAGGCACAGATAACTGGCAGGGAGGTATCGTACAGATTAGTGAAAGAGGTGGAGAGATTGTAGATCTTCCATCTGGAAGCAGGGTATATCCGCATGACGAATCCGTACAGATAGCGCGACAGGAAGCAAGAAAGAACTTTTCAGTCAAGATTGCGAAGCTTGCAGACAGTATCGTAGTGAGAGAAGAAACTGATATTGATAAAATAGCAGAAGCGATTATAAGAAAAATCGAAGAGGCAAGTGACAACATGCCACAAACAGCGTAGGAGGCAATATGGAATATTGGTTAAAAAATGGAAATAAATCAATCCAGCTTCCAATCAGACCTGAATCATTTAGCGTGACATTCGAAAATACGCATCAGACAGTAAATGTGCAGACAAAAGGGGATGTAACAATTCTTGGGAAAAAGGGACTCAAGACATATGCATTCGAGTCCTTTTTTCCGGAAAATGATTATCCCTTTGCAGATTATGCAAAAGACAGAAATCCGTGGGAATATGTAAAAGAAATTCTTAAATGGCAGGAAACACCTATCCAGTTTATTGTCACGAAAACAAAACTGAATAAAAAAGTAATCATAAAATCATTTCAGTTCGGGGAAGAAGATGGAACTGGGGATATAAAATACTCACTTACCATGGACGATTACAGACCACCTAGGTACACTAAGCCGGCAAAAGCTGTTCTTGAACCGATCGAATCAGATAAAAAGAAACCAGAGAAGGAGAATAACCGGCCAGACAATAAATCGAAAAAGAAGACACATACGGTATCAGGCAAGGAAACGCTTCGGAGCATTGCGAAGAAATATTACGGTTCAGGAAGCTATAGCAGCAAGATATATAATGCGAATAAAACGGTAATAGAAAAAGAAGCAAAGAAACATGGCCACACGAGCAGCTCGCACAATGGAGTGAAAGGCTGGTGGCTCTACAATGGAACGAAACTGGTGATCCCATGAAACTGAATTGGAAAGATACGAATATAACCGGATACGTTACATCAGTAAGCTGGTCGGGAAGCGCAAAACAAGCGGCCAGATCAGTAGTGTTTAATGTTGCGTATAGTCCAAATGATAAAAACGTAAAGAATCTGGGAATTAAACTGGGAGATAAAATAACATTTTACCCGGGATATCCGGATGATAAAAAGACAAAATTCATTGGGATGGTAACATGCAGGGAAAGAAGATCAGAGGCAGGGGAACTTTCGTATACCGCACAGGACGGAATGATTCATTTACTCAGATCGTCGGGAACCTACAAATTTGCCAACAAGACGCCTGAAAAGATTACATCTTTGGTATGTAAGGACGTAAAAGTAAAGACTGGAAATCTGGCTAAAACTAAAATTAATATTCCTAAAATATTCTTTCAGGAAAGGTCGTATTATGAAATCATCATGGCTGCATATACAAAAGCGTACAGGAAGAATAAAAAGCCATATATAGCCCAGATGAACAGAGATAAGCTGGAAGTTATACAAAAAGGAAAAGTTATCCCCAATTTCCACATTTGCCAGGGGGAAAGAATTGTAGAATCCTCTTATTCTGAAAACATTGACAGTATGGTAAACCGAGTATACATATACAATTCGGATAATAGAAAGATAGGAAGCATAAGTAATTCAAAGTGGGCTGATAAATTCGGAATCTTCCAAAATTCTATATCTGTAGATTCGGGAAATGGAAAAGCAGAAGCGAAGACAGAACTTCATGGGATTGATAAAACATCAAGTCTGACAATGATAGGAGACTGCAGATGCATCTCTGGATTAGGAGTGATCATAGAAGATTCCAGAACCGGACTAAAGGGAAAATTCTGGATAGAAAATGACAGCCATGAATGGAGTGGCGGTTTATACACCACAAAACTGGAACTGGCTTTTAAAAATATTATGGACGTCCAGGAAGAGGACGAAGAACAGAAAACATCTGAAGGTTCTTTTGGATCAGGGACAAGCAGCGCATTAGAGGATGTACTGAATCAGGCAAGAGCCTGGATTGGAATATCAGGGAGTACAAATGAGGCTACACAGTACTATGGATACAACGGAGTTGCATGGTGTTGTATTTTCCAATGGTCAGTTTTTAACAAATCTGGCCACGGAAATTTGTTTATGGGCGGTGGAAAAACAGCTAGTTGTTCCGAGGTAACAGAATGGTATCAAGCCAGAGGAAAATTCGGGACAGTGCCAAAAGTTGGAGCTTTAGTAGTTTACGGACCAGGAGGAGGAAGTCACATAGGTCTAGTAGAGAGTGTTTCCGGATCAGGAATAAATGATTACGTGTCGATCGAAGGTAACACTAGTGGAGCGGCAGGAGGCTTAGCAGCGAAAAAACAGTACGGGAACCGAAGAAGTGATGTATATGGATTTTGCTATATCGACTATCCTGCTACAACAATATCGACAGGAAATGACTCAGTAATATCTGGGACATCGAAACCAATACCGGCGGGACTGCAACAATCCGGCATATGTCCATGGGATTATACGATTTATCCATATTGGTATAGCCGATGGAATGGTGATTCTATGCAAAGAAGGGTTGCAGATATATGGAATGCGAAAGGACGAGCAAGCGATCATGGCATAGCGACTATAGATGGTTATTATCTTGTTGCTGTGGGATCATACTTTGGCTCTTGTGGCGACCTTATAAGTTTTACACTGGAAGGTGGGATAAAACTGAATTGCCTTGTTGCAGATGAAAAGAATGCAGGAGACAGCAGCGGCAGTGTTTATGGACATTGGCAGGACTACCCTGCTTCTGGATGGTCAATCATAGAATGGGAGAGCATGGGTGGAAGCGATTACTCAAATTCTGGAGCATTGCTCAATGTAAGCCAATGGAAAGGGAAGAAAGTGACAGCAGCTGTTAACGGAGGAAGATACAAAGGTCTATAAACATATACGAACGTTACGTAGAGCAAATGAGAAGAGCTGGGCGATATTACAATGCTCAGCCGCCTCAACTGGGAATTATGATGGATGCGGGAAAGATCAAAATAGATACCATGACGCTGGACAAAAATGATTATCTAATAAATTGTAATCTAAGATTGGACAATAAGAAGAAAATATTCATACATAATTCGAAGCCACAATCAGCAGAATATATGACGGATTCTTCACATAATGCAACACTGGAAGAATACAAGAAAAATATTCTACAGGAAGGAGACAGAGTCCTTCTTATAAAACTTAATAAACATGAAAAATATGTGGTGATAGCAAAGGTGGTGGTGCCAGAATGATGTTTCCGTTCGTGGACAACGAAGAAGATGATGAGAAAGAAGAAAATTTATATATTCCACGGGAATATGGAATCAATTTTGAAACCGGCCAGCTTTCCGGAAAGATAGTGGAAGGATACGATGCACTTCTTGTGTGGGTATGGCTGGCATTAAAAACGCCAAGATATAGATACTATATTTATTCAGAGGACTATGGACAGGAATATGAAGAACTTATCGGAAAAAGCTACTCAAAAGAACTGACAGATTCCGAACTGGAACGGATGACAGAGGAGTGCCTGACAGAAAATCCGTACATAACGGGAATTGAAAATTTTACGTGCACAAAAGACGAAGGAAAAGTAACGGTTTCATTTCGATTGATAACAGAGCTTGGAGACGGGGAGGTGAATGCAGAGGTTTGAAGAAATGACATACGAAGCAATCATGCGATCAATGATGAAGGACATGCCAGACGACATTGATACATCAGAAGGCAGCTTGATATTTAACGCATGCGCAAAACAGGCGGTAAGACTTGAGGAAGCTTATCTGATGCTTGCTGGAATAGAACAGAATATGTATGCAGACACGGCGGACTTGGAACACTTGATCAGGAATGGAAACGACAGAGGATGTTATATTAACCAGGCAACATATGCAGAAATGACTGCTCAATTTAACTGCGAAGTACCACTTGGATCGCGCTGGAATCTCGACGAATACAATTACACAGTATACAACGTGATTGATGAAAAAGAACACACATACCGGCTTGGCTGTGATAGCCCGGGCGCAGAACCGAATCACATAATGGGAGACCTTGACCCGATCGGATACGTAGATAATTTTGAATGGGGAAGAATTATTAAGTGCACGTTAGAAGGAAAAAATCAGGAAGAGACAGAAAGCTATCGCGCGAGATTGCTTGCGACATATAATTACAGAGGGTTTGCAGGAAATCGCGAATATTATAAAAGCCGTATAAAAGAGTTAAGCGGTGTATATGGATGCAAGCTGAAACGTGTAAAGACACCATCAGACAGAATTGCTATAACTATCATAGGGCAGGATTACAGAAAGCCGTCACAGGATGTTATAACTGCAACTCAGACAGCTGTTGATCCGATTGTAAACAGCGGAGAAGGTGAGGGATTTGCACCCATCGGGCATAGGGTGACGATCACTGGCGTAGAAGAAACTAGCGTAAATATAGAGACAACAATCACATGCGAATCCGGATATACCGCTGAAGCTCTGAAAAGCTATATTAACCAGACTATTGATGAATATTTACTAAACCTGAGAAAAGAATGGGAAAATAAAGAAACAATCATCGTGAGAATACTACAAATCGAGGCGGCAGTTGTAAATATCAAAGGAATCATTGATGTGGCAGACACCAAAATCAATGGGAAAGCGGAGAATTTACAGATAACAGATGGAACCGTGCCGATAAAGGGGGATATCACATGCATATAAATGTGGAGTATCCGGATGTTGTAATAGATATAAGAGAAATAAAAGCATGCATTGATGCAGGGGACAACGTCGGAAGGATCCTTGAGGATTATCTGGAGGAGATCGACCACAATATTACGATCAAAACAGCTGAAGAATCGGGAATACAGCACAGAGAAAAGATCCTCGGGATTCAACCATTGGATACCGCCAGCCTGGAAGACCGAAAAGTGGAAGTGCTGCTGAGGTGGTGGTCCAGCCCTGTATACACAGAAACAACACTACGCCAGAAACTGGACGCAGTGCTTGGAAGAGAAAACTATATACTGGACATTGAACTGGATAAAAAACAGGTATCATGTCAGGTTGAAGTGACGCGAAAGTATATGATCAAGGGAGTAGAAGATCTGTTTGAACAGATGGTTCCGCTTGATTATTTGCTAGAAATAACTCTTAGATACAATCAGTATAAAAAGTACAAACCTTATACATATAAGCAGCTAAAAGAAAAGACATATTACCAGCTGCGGAATGAGGAGGTAACATTTGCAGAAAACAACTAATTATGGATTCCCAAAACCGGAGGATGATGATTTCTTCAACGTGAAAGATTTCGCAGACATGATGGACAAGGTCGATGAAACTCTTGCAAAAGTAGAGAATGCCGGTGGAATTTATGTCGGAGGGACAAACCTTTCGACGGAAGCTACGATTAATGATGAAGAAGCAGAATACCCTGTTCTGAGCAAAAATGCAAGCTCTATATCAGAAACAATGTTATTCTCAAAAAGCCTTGCGCTGAAAATAGGAACATATTCAGTTATGATTCGAATGAAGATTTCGGATACAACAAAAACAGATTCTGTTATATCTGTAAAAATCAGAAAAGGATCATCTACGGGAGATGTTATTAAAGAAATCCGCATTTCGCCAAGTATGTTTGACGGAAATAATAAATATAAGATTTTGGGAACTATCGTAGACTTTGGGGAAGTGAAAAAAGGTACGAAAATGCACATCGAAGCGTCGATTTTAAAAACAACAATAATGGAAACAGTAACAATTGACTATATGCTCGTGAATCCGGCTTACACGTCAGTGTCAGCAGTATAGGAGAAAAAATAAGGATCATAACAGCTGAATCTTTGAAACGAATCAAAGAAAAAGTAAAAAAAACAATGATGGGCAGAACGGCAGAACAAATGGGAGGATCGCTGAAGAAATATGCATCACAGGAATATGATTTTAGTATCATGCCGCAGAATGGAAAACAGATTTCAGATGAGCATATTCAAAAAATCGTTGATCCGCTTTTAGAAATCAACGATTTCCTGCCAGATAACAGTCTGAAAAAAGAAAGAACTGCACTTGAAATGACATTGGAAAAAGCAGAAAATTTCGCAGACAAAATGCTGAACATACAGAAAGATGCAAAGGTATCGGGGTGCAGAGGGAATTGCACAGGTCTATGCGAACTGGCCTGTGCATCTACCTGCATGGGGTGCGCTTCGTGCTCTGGAAACTGCAGCACTACATGTGGAAAACAGTGCTCAGATGGCTGTTCAGGCGGCTGTGGCGGCTGCACAGGTGGTTGCTCGAACGGCTGTACACATACATGCGGTGCAGGATGCACTACATCAATAAAAGCTTAAAAGGAGGAATGCGAAAGGGCTTGTACATCTAGTTGCGGAACTCAGTGCGCGACAAGTTGCCAGAACACAACGAAAGGAAATTGCGGAAGCTCATGCGGAACCGCATGCTCGACTAGTTGCAAAACCGGATGCAGTGGAAATTGCGACAGGCAATGCAATAGAGCATGCGAGGATGAATGTACGGGTTGCCAGGCGACATGTGCAGATGACTGTTCGGGTGGCTGCAAAACGGATTGCTTCCAGACCTGCACGACAAATTGTGCGCAGACTTGCGCAGACTGTACAAACGAATGTGGAGGCACTTGCTTTGCAACATGTGCAGATGACTGTTCAGGTAGCTGCAAAAATAATTGTACCGGATGCGGCTACAGCTGTTCGTACGATTGTTCGGGATGCTCCGGAACATGTTCGGGGTACTGTACCGGATGCGACAACAGATGCACAGCATCATGTTCGACATCATGCACCGGATGCTCTGGTTGCAGTTCGTGCGGAAGTTCATGCGGATCCGAATGCACATCTTCATGTATGGGAGGATGCGCGGAATCGTGCTCAAATAGCTGTTCTACGATTTGCGGAGGATGCAGTACTTCATGCTCGTCAAATTGTTCTACTAATTGCGGAAACACATGTAAAGATACATGCTATGGGCAAGTTTCATCTACAGTAAAATGACCGACTTGGTCATTTTTGAAAAACAGGAGGAAGAAAAATGAAGTTAGTTTTAAAAAATAAACAGGAAATAGAAATAGCAGGGATGAACAATTCGTTCTCATTTGAAAAATTTAAGGATGGAAAAGGAAATGAATTAAGCTACAACAGCCTCATCACCATGTACGTAGGAGAGAATGAAACTTTTGAATCAGTTAAGAAAAAATTATCAGACGGAAACGATTCGGAGTTTACGTTGACTGTTGGAAAAACAAAAAGGGACTTCCCAGGATGGAAAGTGGACGTGATTACAGAGGATCTGTCAGACAGAGGAAGTGTGATCACAATAAAACTTGGAGCAATCTAAAGAAGGGAGAAACTATGAGAAAGATAATTGTAGAAATCGAAAGAGAAAAAGCAGAATACATTGAAAGATTAAACTTTGAACTGGGATTTGCAAAAGATGTTATCCAGAGAATCATTGAATCACATCCGAACGATCCGGATGTGATCAATTCCGAAGCATTTAAAGCATATCAAAAAAAAGGAGCAGAGCTGGAAGCGGAGTACAAACTGGCAGTTCAGGAAATTGAAAAGTTGTATATACCGGGAGCAATAAAGAAGCATAAATATAATTGGATGCTTCCGAACAATTCGACAAAACTTGAAATTAGCATAATGTGCAATTGCGAAATCGAAGGTGTTGAAAATGAAAAGAACTGAGCAGTACACGGAACAATTAAGTAGATTATATCCGGAACTTCATCAGGCAGATGAAAAAGAAAGAATCTTAACACAAACAGTCACCTTCCAGGTGACTGATGACTGCAATCTGGCGTGCACATACTGCTATCAGATTAAAAAAGGAAAACGCAAAATGAGCCTTGAAACGGCTGAGAAAATGATAGATTTACTGTTAACCGGAGAAAAAGGGATGAAAGATTATATCAACCCCCATAAATCTCCAGGATTAATCATTGATTTCATTGGCGGTGAGCCATTATTGGAAGCAAAATTAATAGACCAGATATGCTCATATGCAATTGGTAGAATGATAGAACTTAATCATCCGTGGCTTGATAAGACGATGTTCTCTATATGTTCAAACGGAACATTATATCATGATCCAGAGGTCAGGAAAGTGCTTGATAAATGGAAGAACAGATTGTCTTTCTCAGTCACAGTTGACGGGAATCAAGAACTGCATGATTCTTGCCGCATATTCCCAGATGGAAGCCCTTCGTATGACTTGGCAGTATCCGCGGCAAAAGATTGGATGGACAAAGGGAATTACATGGGTTCGAAGATCACCATTGCACCGGCTAATGTAATGCATACATACGATGCAATTATTCATATGTTCGAGCTGGGATACAATGAAATCAACGCGAACTGTGTATACGAGGACGGATGGAAGCCAATTCATGCAACCGTCCTATATAACGAAATGAAGCGTCTCGCAGACTACATCCTGGAAAACAATATGGATTTCGAAAATGATTATTATTGTTCGCTGTTTGAAGAGGAGTTCTTCCATCCAAAGCAGGAGGATGATCTTGAAAATTGGTGCGGCGGGAATGGTGTTATGCTGGCAGTTGACCCAGATGGCATCATATATCCATGTTTGCGGTATATGGAAAGTTCTCTGGGAAATCAACAGGAACCTTATTCGATCGGAGATGTAGATTCCGGAATCTGTCAGACGGAATGCGACAGATGCCGCGTAGAGCGTTTGAAAAAAATTGACAGGAGAACACAGAGCACAGACGAGTGCTTTAACTGCCCTATCGCAGAGGGATGCAGCTGGTGCACTGCATACAATTACCAGATATTTGGCACGCCCGATGCACGGGCAACATATATTTGCATTATGCACAAAGCAAGAGCACTGGCGAATGCTTACTTCTGGAACAGATATTACAGAAAAAATAAAATCAATAAAAGAATGAAACTATACATCCCGAAAGAATGGGCGTTGGATATTATCACGGAAAAAGAATGGAATTTGCTAAAGAGGGAGGCAGAAGAGGAATAATATAATCACTGCTGTTTTTTCAGAAACAGAAACAAATATTCGGGCCGAAACAGCGTGGCAGTATGATTACGGACAGATTCTTCGGATTCAGGGCTTAAATCTTCCAAGGGCAGTAGAAATGCATTTCTCGCTGGAAGAAACAGGTGGAACATCTGTAACAAGAATCGGGACAGTAAGAGATTCCGTAATAGACGTTCCAATTCCGGATGCTATGCTGGAAAACGAGGAAAATGATCAGAATTATAAAATATATGCATTTGTATATTTGGCTGGAAATGGATCTGGAAATACGGAATATAAAATAACAATTCCAGTAAAAGCAAGACCTAAGCCAGAAATTCCCGGAACACCGGAAAAGCCGGAACTTTTCAGAGAGACCATTGAAACTGTGAATGCAGCAGCTGAAAAAGCGGAGATGGCACAAAAACAGGCAGAAACCTGGGCACATGGACATGAAAGTTATCCAGAGCGTGATACAGATAATGCAAAATATTACGCTGAACAGGCAAAGAAAGAGGCTGCATCTATTCCCGGCAGAGTAGAAGAGGGAAAGAAAGACATTGATAATTATGTCCACCAGAAAGAAACTGAACTTAAAGGCGAAACCGGAAACGTCCATTTTGCCGCCTTTAAGGTTGTAAAGGGCAGACTCAAAATGTATTCTGATCCAACCGTAGATAAGATGCGTTTTAGCAGAAAAAGAAGCCGATTGAAATACAGATTAAAATTTTAAGGAGAAGAAAAATGAGCACGACAGAGAACAACTATCAAGAAACAGATCTCGGAAACGTCTCCTTGAATCCAAGAGGAGAGTACGATCCAGGAGCATCCTACGAATATCTTGACACAGTAAGTTATCAAGGCGGCTCCTATACGTGCCTGGCGGAGCTGGGAACTACCATCACCGGCATAGCTCCGGATCCGGGACGCAACACAGATGCATGGCAGATGCTCACTCTTCCGGGAGATCTTAAACCAGAGTACGTTGCAATGCATGATGATACGGTTAATCGCGCACGGCAGGCAGAATCTTCAAGGCTTGCCGCAGAACTCGCTCAGCAGGCCGCAGAGGACGCACAGGCGGACATACAGCAGTTACATACCGATACACGCCAGGCGGCAACAGAAGCTGGTCAGAGCCGCGACAGCGCAGCCGGTTATGCTCAGTCTGCAGACGCATCCAGAAAAGCGGCAGCAGAGTCAGAGCAGAATATCAATGCACAGGTTACTGGTTTTGATACCAAGGTGTCCGAATCGGTCACCCAGGCACAGGAAGAAATTGCCACCACAAGGCAGCAGGCAATCCAGGCTGTAGCGAGCCAGCAGGTTACATCCATCCAGGCAGTAAAAGACCAGACAGCATCCTATATTATAGAAAAAGAAACATCTGCTAAGACAGAAATTGGAAACTGCACTTCGGAGAAGATCGCAGAGATCAATAAAAAAGTATCTGAAGCAAACACAACACTGGCGAACACAATCGCAGACGGAACGTCTCTCAAAACACAGCTGGAAACAACCATTTCCACAGCGGACACAAGCAAGAAAGACTTAGATGCTTCCAACACGGCAGCAGGCAAAACCAAAACTGCCCTGGATACATCAAACACAACAGCAACCAAAACAAAAACAGATCTGGATGCAACAAATAAGACCGCAACAAGCCTGGATACATCTCTGGGGACCAAAATTACAGAGGGAACACAGCTGCAAGAAGATCTCCAGGAAACCGGAGAGACTGCGGTAATCAACATTCAGGCAGAAGCAAATAAACAGATCCAGAATATTACTGCTGCTGGCGGAGGAATTGAAAACGCATTATCAAACTTTTTTGCCCTCCGCAGGACTGGAAAAGTATATACAACGAGAATCTACAAGTATGACACTTCTACCAGTCCAACAGGCGTGAAACTGAATGACAACGAGGGACTTGTGAGAAAACCGTCCACAAATACCGTGATCGGGCAGGATGATTACAGAGAGATCGGTTTGTTTATGCACTTCCCTTGTAACTTCACTGTAGATGATAATGGTTTTATTCATATAACCGCACTGCAGGGACAACCAGATTTTAAGAAAACTGGAAAGGTGGATGTCGGAGAGGTTACGATGTCCGCTTGGGTAGGAATCACAGATAATCCGGAGTATGTAGATTATCATTACTCTGATAGTCCAAACGAAGCCCTGGGACTGGTGCCAATGGGAGAATCTGTTAATCCGGATGGTACGCTCTCCTCATTTATGGTCCATGGAAAATATGGAGCTGGAGATATTGACGGAGTGCCATATAGCTCTACAGGTTTGATTCTGACAAACGGAAGTCAGAAAGGCGGAAAACCTGTATCACACACCGGAATGATTGCATACATGAAGAAAAAGGGAAGCCGGTATGTCGGTACAACCAACTGGGATTTGTTCTACAAACAGCTTATGCTTATTATTCTGTACGCTACGATCAACAGCAGGAGCGTTATGACCGGATGCAACTCATATACATCTCAGGAGATGGCGGCAGTTGCAGAAACTGGAGTAACGAGAGTAATCCTGCCAAAAGCAAAGGCGAACAACTATATCGTTGGCTCCTATGTATCAGTTGGAGATATTGGTTCAAACACAAACAAAGACAGATATTATTCATACATGCACAACCTGGCATATGATGTCAAAGTCTTGAAGATTGAAGCGATAGACGATACGAACTCCGCAGTCTATGTGGATGCGGAACCGTTTAACACAACACTGACCACCTGCATCTCAACAATGCCGTGGCGTACCGGTTCCACTGACAGCGTACTTGGTTCTGATGGATCGCCATTCTCTAACACAGATAACAGGAATCCATTCAAGATCCAGGGCATCGAAACCGGTTATGGTGCTTATGAAGTCCTCGGCAATGTATTTA